TGAGCTATGGGTACAAGAGTTTGCTAAAAAAGGTGGTGGTCATCATTCAGCACACATACATTGGAATCAACACGTATCAGGTTTTTATTTTTTAAAGTGCAGTGATAAAACATCATACCCAATCTTTCACGAACCGAGAACCGGGGCAAGAGCTACAAAATTAAAAATGAAACCAAATCAAAAAGGTGTATGGGGTGGTACAGAACTTGTACATTTTAAACCTACACCAGGTACATTAATTATATTTCCAGGGTTCTTGGAACACGAATACGCAGTAGATCACGGTATTGAACCATTTAGATTTATACATTGGAATATACAAGCAGTGCCAAAAGAAATGGCTAAAGATGTATAAACATAATTTTATTTATACAATAATTGAAGAATTTGTAGAAGTAGATAAAGAAAGTTTAAAACAAATTAAAGATATAAAATTAACAAAAGATAATAATATACCAGATATGAATTTAACTTCTTATTATAATGAAAGCCCATCGTTTAATAATTTTATAAAAAATAAATTGTCAGATGTTTTTAAAAAACATAATTTAACTTTACAAAATAGTTGGGTTCAAAAATATAAATTAAATGGTTATCATAATTTACATACTCACCACATAGATGAAAAATCATTTGTTTGGTTTGTTGAAGGAAAAGAAAATTCTTCTCCTTTAGTTTTTTATGATATTGGTTATCCAATAATAGATACACAACAATCAATCATAATTAAATTTGTTCCAGGTACACTAGTTATATTTCCAGGTTTTATACCTCATGAGGTAAGACCTAATAAAAATGATAACAGATTAATAGTCAGTGGTAATTTAAAATGAGTTTTAAAAAGAAAAAGTATACAGTAATTAGACAAGCTATATCAAAAGATCTAGCTGCATTTGTTGCAAACTATTTTTGTATGCAAAAACAAGTTTACGATACTTGTAGAGAGCGTAGATACTTTTCACCATTTGAAACTATACTTGGTCATTATGAAACTAAAGACGAGCAGATTCCAAATACTTATTCTCAATACGGAAACATTGCTATGGAAACATTATTGTTAAAATGTCAACCAGAAATGGAAAAGGTGACAGGATTAAAATTATATCCAGCTTATACTTATGCAAGAATATATAAAAAAGGTGATATTCTTAAAAGACACAAAGATAGATTTAGTTGTGAAATATCTACCACTATGAATTTAGGTGGCGATGACTGGCCAATATATTTAGAGCCATCTGGAAAAGAAGGTATGAAAGGCATCAAAGTAGATTTAAAACCAGGAGATATGCTAGTTTATTCTGGCTGTGAGCTAGAACATTGGAGAGAAAAATTCAAAGGCAAAGAATGCGTACAAGTTTTTCTGCATTATAACAATCGTAAGACCCCAGGAGCGAAGGATAATATGTTCGACAAACGTCCACATTTAGGTCTTCCTTCTTGGTTTAAACGATGATATAATTCTTAGATGGGGGCTGTGTCACCACCACATACCACGCAGCTCCCTTTTAAGGATTATATATTATGTTTTTTGGCGGAACTTCGTTTGCAGGAGCACCTTTTGGAGATTCAGGATTTAACCCTAATGCGTTTGTAAACGTAACCGGGAACAGAATTAATGCTAACACAGGCACAGTAGGTTTAGTAGGTAATGCTAATATAAGTGTTACTGGAAACAGACTTAATTTTACAATTGGCAATGTAACTATTATTGAAGGTACAGGTGTTATTGTATCTCCTGATGGTAGCCGTATAAATGTATCTAGTGGTGATCCAACTATTGTTGCAAAAGCTGTAACAGCTCTAACGGGATCAAGAGTAAATTTAAATACAGGCACACCTACATTTGCTTCTATCTATTCTGTAACAGGATCTAGAGTAAATACAAATACAGGAAGTCCAACCATAGTTGGTAAGGCGACTGTGTTACCAAATGGATCTAGAGTCGATGTCAGCACTGGATCTGTAACAATATCAGCAGATGCAAACTTATCAGTTACAGGAAACAGAGTAGACGTAGAAATAGGAAACGTTACAACTAAAGCAAATGCAACTGTAACAGTCACAACAAATAGACAAAATTTATCAACAGGAACTGTAACCATTGTAGCAAAAGCAACAGTTACGCCAGATGGTAGTAGAATAAATGTTGCAGATGGTTCTGTATTAATTAAAAAATGGGATGGTATTGTACCAGGAGCAAGTATGACTTGGAGTCCAGTACAAACATCGTTAGGATAAAATTATGTTATTTGGAGCAACACCCTTTGCAAACTCACCTTTCGCCGATCCAGGTGGTGTAACAGTCTTTGTCGCCTTAACAGGAAACAGGGTAAATATAAGCACTGGAACAGTTGGCATTAGTGCTTCTGCTAGAATATTACCAGGAGGTTCTGAGATAGAGATATCTATAGGTAATGTAACTACAAAAGTTAACCAAACAGTACCTGTATCAGGGTACAGAATAAACCTTGCAACTGGTACCGTTTCTGTGATATCATGGAACCCGATAGTTCCAGGGGCAACTGGTACCTGGGTACCTATTGACCCGGACAATCCGTAGGAGAAATATATGGCATCAAGTACGTCGAGCGACTTAAAACTAGAACTAATTACTACAGGTGAAAAATCAGGTACCTGGGGTACTATTACAAACACGAATTTACAGATATTAGAGCAAGCAGCATCAGGATACTTATCTCTTAATGTGGGATCTGGTGATGTAGCTTTATCTTTAGCAAACCATGCTACAGCAAATGGTAAAAATCTATACTACAAGTTTACTGGTACATTAACTGCAAACAGAACAGTCACTATGCCAGACTCTGCAGAAAGAGTATTTATTGTAGAAGATGGCACAACTAGAACTTCTTCTAATTATACACTAACAGTTAAAACTGTATCAGGGACCGGGCTAGCTTTACCAATAGGGTCTACAACAGTTTTATATTCTGACGGTACAAATATTACAGGTAAACTACAAACCAAAGGATACTACACACCATCTGCAACATATACTACAGTCAATGGCGATCAAATTTTAGTTGACACATCTGGAAGTGGTATAAGTGCTGCGGTTACAATAAACCTACCTGCTTCACCCGCTATTGGAAATGAAGTTACATTTATTGATAGTGGAAACAATCTTGCATCTAACAACCTTACTGTTGGTAGAAATGGATCTAACATAAATGGATCTGGATCTGATTTAGTTGTTTCAACAAATGCTTCAGCTTTTACCTTGGTGTATGTTAATGCAGCGAGAGGCTGGGTATACAAAGACAAAATATAGGAGCTGGTACGTGGCCCTATTAGACTTTACATTCTTTCCAGGAATCGACAAACAGAATACGTCTGTTGGTGCTGAACGACGTTGGGTTGATTGTGACAATGTAAGATTTAGATACATGCTACCAGAAAAAGTTGGTGGTTGGTCCTCACTTGTTACAGATACTATATGTGGTGTAGCGCGAAGAGAGTTTGCATTTGTTGATCTTGATGGTAACCGTTATGTTGCTATTGGAACAGACAAGTTTTTATTATTATACTTTGAAGGTCAGCTCTATGACATCACACCTGTAAAGACGGCTTTAACTAGCGCAACAATTGCAACTACGTCTGGTTCTGCTATTTGTTCTGTAACTAAAGCTAGTCATAACTTGGTAGCGGGTGACATTGTACAATTTAACAATGTAACATTACCAAGCGGTACAGGTTATTCTGATTCTGATTTTGAAGATAAAAACTTTCAAGTGACTTCTGTTACATCATCTTCTGTATTTACAGTTACACAAAGCTCTAACGCATCAGCAACTGTGTCTACAGGAGGTAGTATAGAATTAATTCCTTACGAGCCAGTAGGTCCTGCAGCACAATCATATGGTTATGGTTGGGGTACAGATACTTGGGGAGCAGGTAAATGGGGTGAAGCATCATCAGCAGATGAAGTAACACTAGAACCAGGGCTATGGTCATTAAGTAATTTTGGAGAAGTATTAGTTGCAACAATTGCAAATGGTAAAACATTTACATGGAACGCTGGAGCTACAACACCACTAGAAGTAAGAGCGTCAACAGCTACATCTGGATTTGCAACTACAAATAATCCTACTGCAACAAGGGTAACACTAGTGTCACCAACAACACGTCACTTAATTCATCTAGGGACAGAAACAACAATTGGCACACCAGCAACACAAGACGATATGTTCATAAGATTCTCTGAACAAGAAGATATAAATGACTATACAGTAACAGCGATTAACACAGCTGGTTCACAAAGGCTTCAAGATGGCACAAGAATTATGGGTGCATTAAAAGCAAAAGAATCTATTCTAGTTTGGACCGACAATGCATTATATACAATGAAATTTATTGGTGCTCCGTTTACATTTGGTTTTGAACAGGTGGGTACTAACTGTGGATTGATAGGTAAGAATGCAGCTGTCGAAATAGATGGTGTTGCGTATTGGATGTCACCAAACGGATTCTTTATGTTCGATGGTACAGTTAAATCACTACCATGTTCTGTACAAGATTATGTTTATGATCAAGCTGATACTACAAAAGGACAACAAGTATATGCAGGATTAAACAATCAGTTTACAGAGGTAGTATGGTACTATCCAACAACTAATTCAGAATACAACGATCAATATGTTGTATATAATTATGGTGAAAGCAACGCTAGAACAGGAACTGTTTGGTATGTAGGAACAGAAGCTAGAACTACATGGATTGATGCAACAGTATATCCTACACCTTTTGCAACTAAGTTTGACGATAGTGCATCAGGTACATTTCCAGTCATTATTGGAGAATCAGGGCTCGGGCAAACTACATTATTTGAACATGAGGTAGGTACAGACCAAGTAAACCCCGATGGATCTACAACAACAGTTACATCTTTTATACAATCATATGACTATGATCTTCAACAAATGCAGAGAGGTCAGTCATATGCTATAGCAGGTGATGTATTCTTAGCTGTAAGAAGGTTTTTACCAGATTTTAAAACGTTAGCAGGTAATGCAAAAGTAACATTAGCTGTTAAAAGATACCCTTCAGATTCACAAACTGCAACGTCTTTGAGTCCATTTACAATTACCGCAAGTACTGATAAAAAGGATACAAGAGCACGTGGAAGATTTGTAAATATAAAAATAGAAAACGATGCCGTATCTGAATCGTGGCGATTTGGCACATTTAGATTAGATGTACAACCTGATGGGAGAAGATAATGGCTAAAATAGCAATAAGATTACCAGAACCAAAAGAAGAGTACGATATATCTAACCAAAAACAGATTAATAGAGCTGTTACTTTGATTGTAGAACAGTTAAATTCAACATTTTTAGATGAACAAAAACAGGAGCAAGAAAGGTTTTCTTGGTTTATAGGTGGCTAACGTATATAAAAACGCAAAGGTAGATTTTACAACGACTGATAATACTACAGTCTATACATCGCCTAGTAATTCTAGAGCGATTATAAAAAGTATTTTAGTATCTGATGATTCAGGCAGTGGAGATAGTATTAATGTAACTTTAACAGATGCAAGTGCAGCAGTATTTTCTCTTTTTAAAACAAAAGCAGTGTCTGCAAATGCTACAGAAGAGTTGATAAGTCAGCCAATTATATTACAAGAGAGTGAGATATTAAAAGCACAAGCAACAACTGCAGGTAGACTACACATGGTAGTTTCTCTGCTAGAAATAAATAGGGACTAATATGTTTATAGAAGAAGGTGAAGTAGCATATACATACATAAACGGCAAGAAGGTGCCGGTTGTAAAATGTGAAACAGAAGTAGTTTTAAGAAACAAAGAAACTAATTACGAGTATAACTCAGATCAAGAAGCAGAGGATGATATTGCAAATCCAAATACTGCTACACAGAGGGAACACGTAACTAGATCATTAAAAGTAAAAGTAGCAGCGATGCCACCGTTAGGTGCAGCATCTGATGAGGACAAAGAAAAATAATGTTAAGTCAATACGATCAATCGGTATATGACCAGGGGTATAAATATATACCTCAAAGCAAATATTTATTGAATCCGTTTCAAGTACCACAAGGTGATGAAAACGAAGTTCCCACTGGTATAGCTACAACTTATCAAGCACAAGCTGGTGGAGGTGGGGGTGGTATGGGCTACACTGGAGGCATTACAGATTTAACAACTGGTTTTCAAAACACAGTAGATGCTAGAACAAAAAGATTAGAAGATGCGTATAATAATCCTAGCACAGCAAAACTTTTTGGAATGAACATGTTTAAGCAAGATGTTAATCCTCAAGATGCTGGGTTTTATGTTGGAGAAGGTATGCGAATACCACAACAAAGAACTATGGCAGGAAAAATGTTTCAGCCACAATCACCACAAGAGATCATGGAAGAAGGGTATACACCAAGAACAAACATAGGTATATTAAATGCTATCTTAGGCAAAGCAGATAAATTTGGAACTTTATCTAGACCTGATCAAGCATTTATCACAAGTCAAATGGGCTACACTGGTCCAACAGTATTTGGCGATAATCAATCTGGTTTATCTAAAGATCCATTCGGATTAAATACTAGATCTGCATTTGGTAATTATGCAGAAAGAGTTGGTACAGAAGCAACAGATCTTCGTGAATCTTTATCAGGAAGATTAACAGATAAATATCAAGATCAGTTTGGAATAACCGATGATGAAGAACTTAGTTTTGATCCTATTACAGGACAATATATAGGAACAAATGCAGCAGCTGTAGCAAAAGCAAATGCAATGACTAGATTAATGAGAACTAAACAACAGTTTTATTTACAAAAAACAAAAGAGAGAAACGAACTTAGGGAACAAGAAAAGAAAAGACAAGAAGAGGCGTTTCAAGCTCAATTAAATCAACAACAAAGAGAGCAAAGACAAGCTGATTTAAACAGAATAGATAGAGCATATAGAGAAGAAACTGGTGGCGAAGGAGGTTCTTACGCTACTGGTGAATCAGGCGTGCAGTCAGATGGCTCTTACAACGATCCATTTGATCCAGGTGGTGGAGAAAAAGACGGTGGTTTTATCGATGGTACAAACAGAAGAATAGATTTTATGATGGGCGGACTAACTGACCTTGTAGATATATATGATTGATTATAGGAGAAAAAGACTATAAAAAGGACAAACTATGGCAATTTCAAGAATGGATATGGAAAGACAACTTAGAGCTGGCGGTGGTATCATGACACTAGAAGAGCCAAGACAAGGGTATTTCTTAGGTAAAATTGTAAAAAAAGCTAAAAGAGCTGTTAAAAAGGTAACTAAATC